CCAAGGCACTGACAGCAGGCGTGATTAACTCCAGCTCACGAACACGCGCTTCGAGTTCAGAAATGCGCTTGTCCTTCTCCGCCGTCGCCTCACGGAACTGTTGCTCCAAAGCTTGTCGGGCTTCCCCGTACTTACCTTGCTTTTCCAGATTTTCTTGTTCCGCTTTGGCTTTGAAATCCAGTAGCTCCTGAACATCAACGCCATCAGGCACAGCCTTTGCTTGAGCTTTTGCTTTTTTGTACTCATCCAACAATTCAGCGTTTTTACGCCTCATTGAATCGAGTTCTGTTTTTAATTCGCTGGTTTCAACAGATTGCTCCACAGGAGCAGTTTGTTCTTCGGACATGAATTAGCCACAGGCTAAATTGCCTTTAAAGGCTATCAGCTCCATTTGATTTTGTTTGACCAAAACGCCGCGCTTGTTTTGCCCTTAGCAATATTTTTCGCATGACGCGCTTTAAAAGACGCACGCTTTGCCTTGTCCGCCGCTGATTCACCCTTCCGCGGGCGCTTTGTTTTTGCGCCCTGCATCCCAAACCTGATAAGCCTGTCGTTGCCTTTGTCTTTGATGACAACAGCGTGCGACTTGCCGCTCGAATGATTCGGTGTTTTGATCGGCTTGTCATAGCCATTAAACGTATGCCCGCCACGTTGGATGGTCATTTGCCTTTTCGCCTCATAGCCAAACGATGTGACTGAGTAAAGCTCATGCCCTCACGCATCTTGCGCTTCATGAAGTCCATGTGCGCCTTGGTGTGCCCATGCGTCTCTTGATGCCTCTTCAAAGCATTTTTCTGACGAGTCGTAAGCTTCATCGTTTTTTGTTGTAACGGGCGTAAATCGCAGCATCTGCCGTTCGTGCCTTATCGCCTCGCATGTAGCTATTCACCCGGCCCATTGCCCATGCAGCCATCGGAACGTTGCGTGATCCGCTCGACAGGTATGCGCCCTGCCCTTTTCGATAAACCGCAGCCAGTTCCCCATAAAAGAACTTGGACTTTTCAGCCTTTCCTTTTAGGGTTTTTTTTGTTGCGACGTTTAGTGGTTTTGCTTTTGGTGCCACCTTGTTTAGCCCTCGATGCAGAAACAGCTTTGATGTCGATAAATTCACCAGCTTTGTAAGCAGCAGCAGTCCGCTTTATTTCACGGGCTTTGGCTGATCGGTTCTTTGCACCAGAAAGATACGCTTTTGGCAGCCCAGTGGCCTTGTCTTTTGGAGCACGCCGCTGCTTCTTTGCCACTACTTTTTCTTGCCTCCTTTCTTTTTCTTAGCAGGCTTCTGTGGCTTCTTTGACCCAGAGTAGCTAGGCATCAACCTTGCTCCTTAGTTGCTGTTTTCTTGGCCTCAGCTTTTTTGGCTGCGGGTTTGGACTTCTTTTCTTCGCCCGAAAGCGTAAGTTGAAATCTGCTATGAAGCTTTCCCATTGGGGTACCGGCGCTTGAGCTGATCCAAGTTTAGCTCTGATCCGTCCTTGCCGACAAATTTACGGATAGCGTCAGATGCGCCATATTTCTTGACTAGCCCATCCCAAAAGGCAAGTCGGCCAGGGCCTAAAACATCTTTTTTGACAGAATCATCTTGTTCGTTCAACCATTCACCATAGTCATCGCGGATGTTCTCAAACTCTTTTTCTAAACCCGTTGGGATATTTACATAACGCGACCTGCAGTTGAAATGCTGTGGCGGGTAAGGACCTTTGCCATGGACAAAAACTTTGCCGTCCAAGGCGCGACAAATTGCAGATGTTTTTGTATCTAAAGTTGCGGTGTATCGATACTTTTCTGTTACGTCAGGGTTTTCAGCCGCGACAATACGATCCGCTGCAACAGAAACTTGATTGACACTGGTTCTGACAATGGCTCTAATCTGATTGTTTGGAATACTTGTTGCTTGCCCACCTGCTGCAATAATCGTGTCAATAGATCCGCGTTGTTCACGATTTAATCTGCCTTTTGCACGCCGAACAATGTTTTCGATTGATTGACCCTCTAGCAAACCATTTCGCACTGACAAGCTAAAGATTTCAGATTGACGCGCAGACATATTCTGAAAAGCTTCTCGCAAGACTTCCCCGTTTGGCAGGCTGATTTCCTGGCCAACTGTTAATTGAAAATTCACAGTGCTTCTGGCAATACGTTCAAAACTGTCGCTGAGGTTGACAACGCCTGCAACTGTCGGCTGTGAGGTAACTATTGCTTTTGCTAACGCAGGGCTAATTTCTACCGTTCGGACTGTTGCTGCTGCACCGGCTGGCAATGCTTTCTCAAGCTGGCCTGCGGCAAATTCTGTTTGCAAGACAGCCAAACCCTGCAACTCTTCTGTTATTTCAGCAATGCTTGTCGCCGACCAAGTATTGAGTGACTCGTCTAATTGCGCGAGGATCGCCCGAAGCCTTGCAGCTTTAACAGGTGACGCAAGCTCATCAATCCCACGAAGCTGATCGACAACGTCCAGCACAACATCGTTGTATGCACGGACCAACCGTCGAGCGACACCATTGCTGTAACGGTTGAGGTCAATAGCATTACGATACAACTCTTTTAGTTGGCTCATTTTTCATGGATACCCAGAACTTTTGCATCCTCAATACACACAACACAAACATCAGCGCCAAGGCGTAAAGCTTCAGTGAGAATCGACGTGAACTCAGCCAATACGTCTTTGTCATATATCGCAATGCTGCTTTCAGTCACAGCGCAAACCTTGCCGTCCAAATGCCATGCCATTCGGATTACAGCGAAATACTGATTAGCAAGCTTGTCGTGCGAATAAAAAAACTCTCGACTTGATGGTTGTTCTGCCTTTGGCTTGCGCAAATCATCCAACCAACTCACTGGTTACCTCCGGTTCTCCTTCAGGCATTGTGACTTCCTGCTGTGGGACTGGCTGCGGTGTTTCCATCAATCCGCCAGCCTGCGTCGCTTCAAGCTCAGCTTCAACATCAAAGTCGTCACCAAGCACTTCGCCTGCTTCTAGCTGCAGCAATAACGTTTCCTGTGTCACCGTGCCAGCGGTGTAAAGCTGCAACAACGCTTGAATCTCTTGTGGCTCAAGTCTTGCGCCCATAAAGTCACGATTGACCAGGCTGCTGCCAGCTTGTGACTCCTGCAAGTAATCAGCGTGGAAGCGTAAGCAGTTGTCGATCATGTCCTGCATCTGCTGTGCCAGCACCATCATCGTGCTGTCGCCTTGGCTGCGATCAATCCTTTTCGATTCGGCAGTTTCTGCGCTGAGCTTTGCACCCATCACAGCAGCAAGACCAAGGTCATTGATCTGCAAAACGATCTGGTCAAGCCTGCGGAACTGTGCGTCGTAGCTGTTGCCACCGGGTTCGATATAGCTTGCCGATGCACCTTCAGGGAGGCTTAATGCTTCGCCTGGTCCTGCGCTGATTTCTTCTGCTGCTGCAGGGAAACCAAATAACGCAAGCATCGGCACTGCACTGATGTGCAGTTGATTTCCAAGGTCTGATTGGACTTGATAGTGCTGCAGATTTAGCTCAGCAATATCAGCCAGCGGTGGGAATGATTCCAAAACACCAACCCGGTTGGAATAAGCAACGCTAAACGGAATTTCGCTCAGGCTTGTTGTGCCTTCGTCAATGACGCGGAAGTCGCCTTTTTGATCTTTCTGGAAGATCTCAAATGCACCAGGGGTCAAGACGCGCACCTGCTCAACTTGCTTCTCTCCATACAAACCATCTGGGACAAGCACCTTTTCAAACAATCGAAGCTGCGTCAGTTTTTGTTGCCCATCGGTCATTTCAGTGCGCCAGCCAAGAATGTCCCTTGGCGTGTACGTGATCCAGTAAGGCCGACCAGTATCGCCAGACTTTGGTGCGTCAACAAGAACGCCGACGTGCCCGTAGCGGATGCAAATGCGGGACGTGTTGTAAAGCCATGTCTGCAGATCATTTCCCTGCAGGTCAACGTCAAATAATTGTTCCCGTATTTGATCAGACACATCGTCAAGCCTGACCGGCTTACGCGTCAACATGCCCGCCAACATGCGCTCAAGCCTGACGTAATAAGGCGCTAAAACAGAACGCTGCAGCCTGTTGTCATAAGACTCGTCTAATTCTCTTGGCTCTTGCGGTAAAAACTTGCGGTGGCCTTTTCTGATTTTGTATGTGCCACCAAGCAAATGTTCAATTAACCCCCAATGCGGCTCCTGATTAACCCAAGCCGTGCTGGGGTCGTTCACCTGAGTAACATTGCCAACACGTTGGCGACCACCAGAAAAGCCTGAATACACAGTTAAGTCCCGCCCAATGCCGCCAGTTTAGTAAAGCCTGATGCCAGTGCCTCGACCAGCGCGAGCATGAATCATGCTGAAATCGCGGTAGACAAGATAACCAAGAGCGTCATTCATGTGATCATACCCCGCATCTTTATCGGGGTCGCCTGCTTCTGTGTATGACTGAAGCTCCAAGCATTCAATCGTTCGTTTGCAATTTATGGCTACCTGCAATCTAACTTCACCCTTTCCGTTTTCCAACAAAGCTTGAACAGAAGCCACCCGATCGCGGACGGGAGGGTTGGCCTTTGGTGATTGATTGCTAAACCGGTAGGACTCCAAGATCTGTATGTCTGTACGTGAGGCATTCGTGCTTCGGTTTCCGCCAGATGCGTCAGGGTAGACGTATACCTGGCGTCCATCAGCACGGCGTTGTATTTCTTGTGCCATAGCGTCGGTGTCATGTGCACCGCTGACCTCGTCGATCAGGAGAAGGTTGTTCCCAAGACGAACACCGATGACTGCTGACATGTTCCCAATATTGAAGTCAACGCCGACGCGAAGAGGCTCGTTGCTGACATTAGGAATATCGGTGATTACATGCTTGGCGCGATCAAAGCGGTCATAAACCTGACCGGTAGTCAGGTTCGTAAACTCTCCAAGCAAATATGCCTTTAACAAACTGGGGTCGTAGTTTGCTTCAAGGCGTGCGATGAAATCTGGCGGGAGATGTGGATTGTCTGCACTGCGCATCTTGATCAGTTTCCGATCAGGGCGTTGTTGTGCCTCTTCTGTGCCGAACGTGTTCCACATCCAGCGAAAGCCTTCAGGCGTTGATGCAGCGGCAAACTGTCGCACATTGCCAGCACGTAAACGACCAAGGATTTTTGGAAATGCTTTTTGAGCAATTGAAGGGGCAACTGTATCAATTTCGTCAGCAAGCACCCAGGCAAGGTTCAAGCCGATAATGCGTGACCAATTCTCGAAACTGCGGCACAAGATTTTGCTATCACCGCCGGGTAGATGCAAAACATATTCTGGAAGCGGACTTGCTCTAAACGTATAAGGGATTTCGTAAGCCTCAAGGAACTCCTCAAAATCATTCATCCAAATATCACGGATCAATGGGCCTGTCGGTTCCATTACGCAACCCATAAAGCCTTGGTTCAACACCGCAAGGACAACAGCCTTTGCGGCTAACGATCGCGTTTTACCAGCCCCATACCCAGCAGACAGGCCGATAATTTCTGTCGTTTGATCCTCTACAAAAGCAAGCTGGCCGGGGTGCAAGTCAGCTTTGATTTGATCGACAAGAGCTTGAACGTCTAGATCTGAATTTCTTTCGCCAATTCGGTGCAGGATCGATCCGCTTTCGATGTGGCTAAGAAACGTCACTGAAGCACTTGCGCGATCTGCGCTGCGGTCTTGATGCAACCCAAGGCAGCGTTGAGATTATTGGTCTTGCGGGCCTCTTTTTGCAGCGTGGCGAGCTGGGCCAAAATCTCTGCTGTAAAAGTCAGCCGATCCGTTTCCCAATCAGCCCGAATAAGGTCCCGTGCCTTGGCGATATAGGTGTCTGTAGTGCGCTCCGCAGCCTCCCATTCTTTTGCTGCGTACTGCATGATTTCAGAGCGCACAGCGCCGTTGGCTAAAAGCCGAGCGACACGGTTGACCCTCATATCCATTTCAATCTTTGTGGACTTATGGGCCATCAGTCTTTTGACTCCTCCTGTTCAAAGTGTGCCGCAGATGGTTCGCAGATGGCGGTGTTGCCGGTGAAGTCTTCCCAGCGTTTGACGATGACGTCGCAGTAAGCGGGGTCAAGTTCCATTAAGCGGGCGTTGCGATGGATCCGTTCGCAAGCAATAGCGGTCGTGCCAGAACCTCCAAAAGAGTCAAGGACTAACGCGTTGGGTTTAGTGGAATTGTTGATTTGATATTGGAAAAGCTCAACGGGCTTCATTGTGGGGTGCTGGCCGTTACGTGATGGCTTATCAAACTCAAGGACAGTGGTCTGCTTGCGATCTGTGTTCCAGGTGTGTGCGGCACCGTTGGTCCAACCGTAAAGACAAGGCTCATGCTTCCAATGGTAGTCCTGACGGCCCATTACAAGGGAAGATTTAACCCAGATAAGACATTGCCGAACGGTCCAATCAATGTCGCGAGCAGCCCCGCGAAAGTTGTAGCCCTCAAGGTCGGCGTGCCAGATATAAAAAGCAGCACCTGGAAGCATGACAAGGTTGGCTGCTGAGTAAGCGTCACGAAGAAACTGACGAAAATCAGTGTCGGACATGGAATCGTTTTGAATTTTGAGCCCAGTGCCGCCTTCGTAGTCGACGTTGTAAGGAGGGTCAGTGATCCAAAGGTCAGCACGCTCACCATTCATTAAACGCTCAAGATGTTGCGGATTGGTGGAGTCACCACAGAGCAGGCGATGATTGCCGAGGATCCACAGGTCGCCTGGTTTGGTGGTGGGATCTTCTGGTGCCTCTGGTACGTCGTCAGGATCTGTGTTGCCCTCTTCAGGGTCAAGCTCCATGACGTTGAGAATTTCGTTCAGGTCGTCTTGATCAAACCAAGGGCTGATGTCATGTTCTTCTGAGAGCTGATGCAGCATCTCTTGATCCCATTCGCTGAGATCAGCCGTACGGTTGTCAGCCAGAGCTAGGCCGACCTTTTGCTCCTCTGATAGGCCGGTGCGTTTAACGGCGATGATCTCGTCACCGTCGGTTTCAATGATGCGTACGTTTTTGATGCCTGCGGCTTTTGCCCCATCGATGGTGCCGTTACCCGCAAGGATGCGGTTGTCTTCATCGATAACAATGCTTCGAGCAGCGCCATAACGTTGCAACGATTCTTTGATCAGATCAGAGGATCGATCTGTTCTACGTCGTGCATTTTTATGGTCTGACTTTAAAGATGTTATTGATGTCAAGCTAAAAAAGCTGCTTGATGTATAGCGTAGCTCAGAGATCAAGATGTGGATGAGCTTTTCGGTAAG